ATTTGTCATGATCCCAATCACTGAGATCGTACAAAAGTTTGAGCGTAACCACCGCACGATTCAACGTCGCATCTGTGCTCTTAAAGATGAAGGGCTTCTCATCCCTGTCATCCGCAAGAACACCGTCACACTCTACAACGTCAGGGAGCAGGAGGATCAACCGTGACTGAACAACCAAATAACAGTCAGCTAGAAGTTCTATCCTTCCTGCTCTCTTCTTTTACTGATAATGGCCGATCTCTGCGGGCGTTTACGACTCACCCGCAGGAACTGGCCATCACAATCCTGACCGCTGGATTACTGTCAAACAGCAAACTCATGATTAATCCTGAGGATGCTGTCAAATCTGCATTTGATATCCACGCCAGGATTCAGCGGCACGTGGCAAACTACCAGTCGATGACGTTCACGAGCAGCATCGATAACTGCTTCGCAGATTCTCATCCAGAGGTTGACCAGGACTGATCGCAGAATTGCGACGGGTCAGCAGTTGAATCGCACCGCTCTTCGATTCAAACGCATATTTCAAACTGTGACAAGCTGCCTCTGGGTCTGTGTGCTCCCCACAGGTGAAACTGTCCACTGCGGCATACCCAAACTCAGGGTACGAGTGAAAAGAGATGTGCGATTCGGACAACAGGGCAATCGCGGTCACGCCCTGCGGTTGAAACTTGTGAGACACAAGCTGCAATAAGGTTGCCCCAGAAGCCTCAACGGCTTGCTCCAGGGCGGTCCTCACGAAAGCCTCGTCATCCAATAAGGCCGGATTGGCGTCTTGTAGTTCGTAGATACAGTGCCGACCAATGACACCTACCGACCCATACACCGCAATCAAAGCAAGGTTACATCCATTGTACTGCCCCAAGTTCTGGACAGGGTTTTGACGGCCTGGTAACTTCTCTTAGTCGCGGCACCCTAATGCCCCCTGCAGTGCTTGAAATTCCCGCTGCAGTTCTGGCGACGGAAGAAGTAGAGCGCAAAGTTTATACAAGTTACTCTCGGACTGCATCGTATGAGCAGTTCGTGGATTATCGCTCAGAGGGAGACACCCGTTTAACGATTAACGGGTCACGTCATTACAAGACTCCTTACGGTGCACTTCCTTCTGTAACCACGATTCTGTCTGCAACGGGTGGTAATAAGGCCGCACTGGAGCGATGGGCAAAGAAGAATCCCGGTGGACGCGAGGCTGCCGCTGCCAGGGGTACAAAAGTCCACTCCCTAATGGAAGAATACCTGCTGGGTATCGACAAAAATCCTGTCATTGACGATGAAGAGATTGCTCAGTTCTGGGGCGGTCTACCTGAAAACCTTGACAAGCTGGGTCGTGTGATCTGGGCGGAAAATCCAGTCAATGATGCGTTCCCTTGGTGCAAAGGGGGAGATGGCATTAGTCGGGTTTGGCACCCAGGAGTACATGAAAGTGAAACTTGGGGTTGGGCTGGCGCTCCTGACATCGTTGCAGAGTACAAAAATAAAGTAGTTCTCGGTGACCTGAAGACCAGTAATGGACCGTATTACGCCAAATGGCCAGGGCCTGAAACGCCTAAAAACGAGTATGCAATGCGGCGTGCTGGTTTCATGAAATATCAGAAATGCATGATGCAGATGGGTGCTTATGCTTTAGCCCTGGAGCATACCGTTAACATTGTGCCCGAAATCCTGATGATCTTCGTGGCAACACGAGACCGCTCCCAGGTGTTTGCTGTGCAGGGTGGGACCATCCAGAAGTACAAAGATAAGTGGCTGGATGCTGTGGCTAAGTATTACGGTGAGATCCTGCCAGCCGAGAAGGCGAAGGAGATTGATTTTGAAGTCATTGATGGCGACTCAACGGACTCATAGTGAGACTGCCCCGTGCGGATGAATGCACCGTACGGTAAAAAGACACACATTTGCTCCAGATTTGGGGGTTACAGTTCCCGGTCCATCGGGCTATCCTCTAGCTGGCGCACACCCAAAACGACTGAAATAAAGGACCGTGCCGACCGCTGCCCCAGAGCCCCAACCACCCCGTAAGCACCTCAAGCCTGGGCAGATCGACCTGGCCATGATCCCTCCTGACTGGGCGCTCACCCCGCTCAAGGAGAAAAAAGCTTATGTCGCTGGATGGACGAAAAATCCATACAGCATCGAACAAATCCGCGAAGAGTTAGAACAAGGTCGCGCCACTGGTATTGGTCTAATGACCGGACAGTGGAGCAATGAAGGTGGTTTGATCTGGGCAGATATCGATGGCCCAGATGCAATCCCAGCCCTGGAAGAGTTAGCGGGTGGTCCGCTTGACGTTATCTTCCCCCAGACATTAACGATTTCGTCAGGAAAACCAGGGCGGCAACGGATGCTTTACAGCGTCCCAGCCTCCAAGCTGTCGCTACTTCCTGATCGTGCCACAATCAAGATCGGTATCCCGTCATTTGAAATCCTCTTCCGCTCCCGGCAGGGTGCCATCATGGGCGCTCACCCTGATACGGAAGGTTATTTCACCACGTCGCACGGTGGATTTGAATTTGCCAAGAATCCTCCGGAAATTCCAGAGTGGCTCTACCAGGCGATTGCGAAAGCCTTCCCGACGAATAAATACCGCAAACCAGTTTCCAGCGGGGTCGTTACTCAGCAGATTAACCTCCATTATGAAGAAGGGTCGCGGTTTCAGATTGAAGATGCGATCCAAGAAGCGCAGATCTATTTAGATCACCTCAGCCTTGAGCGAGCCATCGACTATGAAGAATGGCTTGCCATCGGCATGTGCCTGCATCAGGTTGATGACAGCCTGTTAGGCGCCTGGATTGAATGGTCTGCCCAGGTTGATAATTTTGAAACAGGCGCTTGTGAGCAAAAATGGGCTACCTTTGAGCGGCTGCCTGGTGGTCCTAGCCCTGAAGGTGCCCGTGGTCTGCATTCACTTCGCGCCAAAGCAAAAGAAGATGGCTTCCTAGAATTAGGTGGCTTCGTTGTCGAATCACCGGAAGTCCTGGCTCAACAAGCACGGGAACTCTTCGGTGATGACGAAGATGATATGCCCATATTCGGCGGTGCACTGCAACGTGCCGTACGCCGCACCATGGGCGATCCTGATGAAGAAATGGAGGAGGAAGCCCGTAAAGCCCTGAAGGGTAAGGGGAAGCCTAAGACTCCACCAGCATCTGAACTGGCTGAGATTGTAGCCGGGATGGTGGATATGTGCGGTTGGAAGTACGATCCTAAATTCTCAACGTATTTTTCCTACAGCGAAAGCCGTGGCATTTGGAAGCGAGAGGAGCATCCGCAAGAGTACAAATACTTTGTTCAGGATCTGTTCATCCATGAAAAAGCAATTCCTACCCCAGGTGGTTTTACTTCTCACCTGATTAATGATGTTGTCAACCTGACCCAGGGTTACATTGTCCACACCACCTGGGATAAGGACGATGATAAACTCGCCTTCCGCAATGGCGTATTAGAGGTCAGCACAGGCGAATTCCTGGAGCATAGCCGTGAACATTTCATTACCTGGGGGCTTGATTTTGAATACGATTCCAGTGCTGATCCTGGTCCGATCATCGATTGGCTAAAACGGACTCAGTTTGGTGATGAAGAGCGTGTTCAGGTGCTGCGGGCTTGGTTGCGAGCGTGCCTGATGGGTCAAGGCCACGAAATCCAGCGATTCATGGAGATCATCGGCCCTGGTGGGCGTGGTAAATCCACCTTCGCGAATCTCTGCTGCGCTCTCGTAGGTAATGGGAACTACGCCAGCACAACCCTGAACCAGTTGGAGCAGAGCCGATTTGAAGTGGCTTCCATCAAAGGTAAGCGGCTGACGCTGATCAATGACTCTGAGCGTTATGGCGGTTCTGCTCAGATTTTTAAGGCACTGACCGGGGGTGACAACCTCCGTTATGAGGAGAAAAATAAGAACGTTGGTGAACCGTTTGTGTACACCGGCATGGTGATGGTTGTCGCAAACGAGCCAATTCAGACCACGGATAACACTTCTGGTCTGACTCGCCGCCGTCTCACCATTGAATTTAACCGCCCCCTTTACGACCGTAACTCGGAAGCAAAGGAGATGATCAAGCTGGATAACGGAATCGTAAGAGGTTTATGGAAGCATTATTTACCCGGCTTGGTGAACTGGGTATTGGAGATGAGTGAGCAGGAAATGCGTGAATATCTGCTCGATACTTACGATAAGGTGCCGTCGCTGCGCCGTGTTCGCAATGAAATCCTGCTCAACAGCAATAACCTGATCGAATGGATGCAGTCTGAAGTGGTGTACGCGCCAGAGGCTGTATCTTCCGTTGGCAAGAAAATTCCCGCTTCTAAAGATGCGCCAGAGCGCTACAGCAACAGCAATTATCACCTCTACGCCAGCTACTGTGGCTACTGCGAAGATACCGGCAGTAAGCCAGTGGGACAGAAACGATTCATTGCGCTGCTGCTTGACTGCTGTAGCAATCAGCTCGGCTTAAAGGACGTACGGAGTTTCACTAAACAGGGTCGGCCTTTTATCAAAGGCTTAGCGATTCGGGCCAGCGATCAGAAATACACTGGCCACGCCACCATCATCCCTGAAGGAAAAGATCAAGGCTGATCAGGCCACACAACTTCCCAGGGAAATCCTTCCTGCAGTGTAATATCGCGGAGAGCCTGACGATAAATAATCCAAGGCTCTTTATCGATTGGAGTATTAGGAAGGTCAGTCCAATCAGACTCTGCTAGCCGACGATTGCGATCAGCTCGCACAACCTTAGCCTGCTCCGCATCCTTTGCGAAGCAATACGCCTCATACTGCTCAGATGCAGTGTGGACTACACCTTCATCATCGGTGTAATCAGTGAAAATCGGTCCGGCTACATATTTTGTAAACCACTGACCGTTGATGTTTTCAACGCCATCTTCAACGCTGGTTTGATAAGGAGGGATGAGAGTTGGTTGTGCTCCTTCTAGAACTGGGTCATAGCCAAGTTCATCAATCGTCGTAGCAGCTAAAACATCTGGGAAGCTGGTATTTGGATTTTCGTTGCGAAGTTGCTGATCTGTAATGACAGCACCAGTTTCACGATTGCGTAATTTCATGATCAGGCTATGGCGAGATAAATAAATGTTCCGCCATTAGCATTGATGGCGGCAGGGGCAGTAGAGCTGATCTGAAAGCCAGAACTCAGCGGGTCGATGTAGTCGGTGTTAGTGACTTCTGCGGCGGTGGAATTGAGCAGTAAGTATGGATCATCGCCGCTGATAATGCCGCGAGCGGTATCCCACACGTACCAGTCACCGCTGCTATCGGTGCGTTTGATCAGCACGAAGCGGGCACCGTTGGTAAAGCCGCAGTCAATGTTCAGGGTAGTGCCGGTGCCGGTGTAGATGCCGACCTTACTGACGCCAAGGCAGGAGGCGAAGAGGTAGGCGATATAGGTAGTGCCACTGTTATTGATTACAGTACTGTTGGCAGAAACACTAAACGTTGTAACAGTTGGAGCAGTCGAAAAAGACTCAAAATTTGGAAATCCTCCTGGCCCGTAAGTCCCGTTTGAGGCAGCACTAGTACTATTCAGGTTAAAGTCTTTATAGGTAGTTGAAGTAAACGAATAATACGTTTTCCAGTTTGTTGACTGACTTCTTCCCTTGATGATCACCAGCTCTGGCACGACGCCTAGGTTATGACTCACCGTTTGCGCTGATCCCGTGCCCGTATAAGCCACCACGTCGAAGAATCCGGGGGCGCGGCGGAAATTGAAATAGGCAAGACTTGACCCACTGCCAAAGAAGTCGTCCTCGACACCAACATTGGAGTCAAAACGAATGACCGGACTGGCACCTGCCGTCTGTTCAGCGTTTGTAGAAGCAGTTTCTAGGTACTGAGTTCCTCCCTGTAGACGAGACAATGCATACGTCGTCTCTACATTGGTTCGCCTCTTGAGCAACGAAAGATCAACAGGAAATGATGTCGTGACAAAGCTGCCTCCTGCTTGAGCGTCAACGTCAAACACCTTCGTCGCATCGGTGGGCGTCTTCATCGGCCCACGGCGGATGGCGATGTAGATGTAGGTGTCGCCAGAATTATTGATAATAAGATTATTAGTGTTGAGTATAAAACCTGTCGCTGTAGGATTTGCAAAGTTACCACTATCTGACGCGTCAGATGAATGTGGGAACAGGCGCTCTGCGTTGGTTTGCGAAAAATCTCTCATGGTGTCAATTACAGCCCAGCCCCAAGAGCCTGTTATATTTTTAATCAAAACATATTGAGGTTCCCAGCCAAGTGCAACTACATTTCCTGCGCTACTAGTTCCCGTATAACTCCCACACTTCACCACACTCTCACTGCCGCTATCCCCAAACCCGCCGGCGTCGTGCGCGAGCAAGTAGGCGACGTAGGTGCCGCCGCTAGCGTTGACCGTGGCATCAGTGCCAAGGCTGAAGACCGTGCTAGTGGGCGTGGTGCTGTTCCAGCGTGTTGTGCCGGTGGCCTTTGCGGCCGTACTGTTCAGGACAAGGTATTCGGTATTCGCCAGGCTGCGGTGATAGACCTGCCAGTCGCCAGTAGTGTCAGTGCGCTTGACGATAATCGTGCCAGGGATGCTGCCTAAGTTATGGCTGATGGTGCGGTTGCTGCCGGTGCCCGTATAAGTCACCACGTCAAAGAACTTCGCCGCCTTGCGGAAGGTCCAGGAGGCGTAGGTATAGGTGTTGTCGTTATATCTTGGGTAGTTTCCTAATGAAAAACCGCTTGCGTTAAATGCGGTGACACCGCCCGTGGTCTGATCAAACTCTTGACTCGATAAATTAGAGGCAAGTGACTTGGTGACACCTCTGGCCGAGTCGTGCAAGCAATGATCGACGTTGCCAAAACTTGTACCGTTACGGTTTTTAATCCAAACCAATCCCCCCTTCCCGCTCAGATCAATACCATTCGTGATCGTCTGCGTGCTGCCGTTGCCGGTGTACAGCCAGGTGCTGAATACGTCCTCAACGTAGAGCTTCGCAGCACTTGCACTGGCAGATAATGATTTCCTAGCAAACATTATGCGTCACCAACTCGTGCACCGTAGACTTGTGTGCCTACTTTCCAGAGAGTAATTACAGTATAACCAGTCGTATTCAAAGTAGGCGCAGTACCGCCACCTGTCTTCCAAACCACACCGGAACCACCAAAAGTAGCGTCGGTCCAAGTCAATGTAAAGGCGGAACCATCATCCACCATCAACGTAACAGATTCACCGGCAGCAAAATTTGTCGCTTTTGGTGTACGGCTTGCACCAAGGGTAATCAATTGAATCGACCCATTGCCAGGATCAATTTCAAATGCTGCACCATCAGTAATCGTAAAAATATCTTCTGTAATTGTACCGACAATTGATGGATCGGTAAGTGATAAATTGCTGGCAAGTTTTGCAGTGGTTATAGAGCCATCGGAAGGCACATTTGTATTTAACGCATCTCCGCAAAGAACACCAAAGAAGCTAAGTCCTGCAGCAGGTGCTGTCGTGAATGTAATACTATTAGTACTGACAGTGTAATCAATGTCTGGCTCTTGGATTACACCACCAAGCGAAATGATTAACTGATTAGCGCTACCAGCTGTAACGTAATACTCTGCAGTTCCAGGAGGAACAGAAGTCGTAAAAGTGGTTGTTGCACCATTAAAGCTACCAGAAATATCCGTCAACTTCCGCCACTGACCACGTGCTGGAGAATTACCGACGTACCCCACAGTGTTTCCTAACTCAATTTTGTTATTCTAATTCAACTTACTCAGCCTATTCTTGCCGTGGTGGCTGAGAAGCTAAACCTAATAATGTAGCCAGAAGTGCCGATAAACCTGCCGCTGCTTTATCAGATGCACCTTCACACGAATCACTAATTACAACTTTTCCGTCAGTCTGTGCATGAAGACGCAACAATCTAGGGCCGTACAGGAATGAACATGCGGCCCAATTACCAACAAGTTGTAAGGCAGATGTAAGTACTACCCCGATGATTGATATCTGCAACCATCGGGGTATGCTCATCTTCAGCTAGCCCAGGGAAGACCAGCAGCCTTGGTAGGCTGACGCTGTTCAGACAGTTGCTGCAGCAGAGCGGCTTCCACTTCTGCCACTTTTTCTTCACCAAGAGCATCTTTTACCCAGCTAACCACAAGCTCAGGAGTTAGTTCAGAGAACGGAATCATGCCGGATTTAGGGCGCTCCAGGCCGATGGAGCCGTAGGCACCTGCAGCATAGGCATCATCTTTGGCGTCAACGGTATAATGCACCGTCAGAACACAACCATCTTTCACTACACGCTCCAGTTGGGTGACGTTCCAAATGACAATGGCAGAAGGAGCAGCAGATTTAGCAGCAGTCATGCTACGAACAGAATCTGAACTATTTTAACAACTAAATGCCAATCTCAATCCAGGAATGTCCTTTTTCCGGTTCAAAGTATGGTTTTCTCTCCTCATACACAGATTTCCAGTAAATCAAAATCCTGGTTAAACGCCAAAGTAAGGCGCGGAAGCAATCAAATGCAGCAAAGTTTTCGTCTGATGGCGAAACTGACGTGCCATGAGGAACGATATAAATTGGCACTCGTTTACCCCAGATGGAAATGGCAATCAGCATTGACCGATAACAATGAAACATATCAGTCACGACGTAAAGTCGCGTGCAGCCTAATGCTTTTAGTAGCTTATAGGTATGTGTGAAATTGGTTACCGTATCCCATGCTGCGCGATTGCTAATAATCCTGGTTGGATCGATATCGGCATCTTTGTAATACCTCATATAATCTCCGCTTTCAGTAGATACGACAATCTTGGCATTAGGTAGGTCTCGTGCGAGCGCAGCAGCAGTCTGCGCCCGCTCAGAATTACCGCCAAGATGTAGAATAATGTCCACTTTGTATTAGTGAGTGGATCTACGCGGACTCAAGGGCTGCAACTTTGGCCTCAAGGATTTCAATCTTGGCCAGCGCCTCTTGCAGTGCCTTTGTTAATGGTGCAATGAATTGGTCATAACGCAGTCCTTGATCACTATCGGGATTGCTTGGGTCATCCAAAATCCAACCACCGAAGTCAACGCCAGCAGCATCAACTGCTTCTTTTACTTCTTGCGCTACAAAACCCCAGTGGGTCCGCTTACCTGGAACTTCTTGATAAATCCAATTTCCTTCGGAGTCTGTCTCGCCAGTTGGCTTGTTGCCTCCAACGATAAACTTATAGGAAACAGGGCGCAAAGATTTGACAAAATCAACTCCAAGAGATGAAGTGACGATCTCTGTCTTTTGTCTAGCATCGGACGTCTGGATTGTTCCATTTGCAGCGTAGACAGCAATCCATCGAAGATTTGTTCCTCCGCCTAGATATACGGCGTTGTCTGTTGCAGGTTGCAGATAACTAGAGTTACTAATCGTACAGGTTCCACTGCTATTAATCCTCATCCGCTCCGTCGGGCTGCTCGCTCCGTCGGCGGTCGTCGCCAGAACAATTCTGCCCGGAAAATCATTTGTTCCAGTTGTGCCGTCTGCTTGGCAAGCGATGTAGCCGTACTCACCCGCGCTTGCATCACTAAAAGAAAGAATCCCAACACTTACGCCATTGCCAACTGACGCTGTTGGTAGCGTAGAACCAATGCTCAGAACACCGATATTTCCGGAGGTGTTCCCTGCTACGTGAAGCTTGCTGAGAGCTGCATTCCCTCCGGTAGGAGCAGAAGACGTGCCAACTAAAAAACGACCACTTGAGTCCCAGCGGCCTCTTTCGGTGCCGTTTGTACCAAACAAAACTGGATGCGCTCCACGCGCCCACCCTGCGTACACGTTATTTGAAGAATCTTGTCCATAAAGCGCGCTGTTAGTTTGAGGCGTATTTCCATTGCCTGCCATCTCAAGCAAGCAGTTCTGGCCTGAACCATTTGCAACCCAAACATCACCACCAGCGCCATTGCTGACAATGTGTAGCTTAGTGCTAACTGAATTAGTGCCAATCCCTACTCGGCCGCTGCTGTCAATAAACAACCTTCCAGTGCCATTAGTTGAGATGGCTACTTGGTCTGCACCAGGAGAGTAAATACCTGTGTTGGGGTCATCAACAAAGCTCCATGTTGGAGCAGAAGCGCTCCCTAAAGACTTTGCTTCAATTTGACCTGCACCATCAATTAGCAGGCGCTGTGTACCACCTGTTGTAAATGCAATCTGATCAGCGCCTGTTGAATAAAGACCAGTGTTTGCGTCCCCAGTAAATGTAATACTCGGCGTCAATGCACTGCCGCCAGTAAATTCAATTGTTGCTACCTTGCCATCAAGTAGTTGGGCCTTGGTCTGAGACACGATCTACTAAGTTACTTCCTTATCTACAATTTTACATTCACACGACTTGCAATTGTTCGTGCATTTTTTCCTCGCCCACGTACGATCTCCTGGAATTGGCTCCATGCCTCGTTCCCAGTCATCATATGAATCTTCGTTACGCAACCAACGTGCAAACTCTTCCAAGTACTTACGAATTAACTGCGTGGGCATCTCAGACCCTCATTCGCATCCGGCGATCCAATTCTAAAACCCTGCGCCGCATTTCCTGAGGCGAAAGAAAAGTAGGTGGTTTGTAGCCAGGAGCACTGCGAACGTCCTGAATCCACCGATCAACGGCTGGTGAATCAATATCTGGAGCTAAATCAAAGCTAGGACTTCCTGCAACCTGCTGAGGAGCAGCGTAGTCATAGGCAAAACCTGCGGGCTCCATGCCGGTACCAGCGGCATAGGCACCGCCACTGCCTTCCGCAAGTGTCGGAATGTCAGTCCCCGTCTGGAAGTAATCCTGGCTACCAAAACCAGATTTACTCCAGAGCGTTGCTTTGTCTTTTGCCTTACCCCAATTCGGCATTAGAGCAGGGAAATCATTATCTCCCATGATTACACTCAGAAAGAACCTGGATACTGCCCAGTGGTGGGGAAATTAGGCATCCCGCTACCTGTTGTCTTTGATGCTTGCCAGGCACGCAGGAGGGGCGCACCACGACCTGCATCCACACGCTCACCTTGGGTTAAACCCGAGCCACCACGATCCTCGGTTGGCACCACAGGATTAGCTACAGCTTGGAATAAACCAGGCTGTTCGCGGAACGTACCGGCATAACCACCTTCTGATTGAGCACGAGCACCAAACTCTGCAGCACCTTCAGGAGCAGCAGAAGGTGCAGATTCCAACTGGGCCTGCTGTTTTGCATACAGACGTTGAGCCAACATCGGATTGGCCTGTGCCCATTCTGCTAAGGCTGAACCTTTTTCGTAACCTAATGATTTCTGAATCTCAGGCATGTTGCCACGGCCAGCAGCACTTTGGGCGCGGTAATACGTCGAGAGCGATGTATCGGCTGGTGCTTTAGTTTGAGCAGCTAATGATTGCATAGCTGCCAGGTTTTCGGGAGCGCCTTTACCACGGGATGCAGCACCGAAATACTGATCCATCTCAGGAGATTGGAAATAACGCTGGAACTGACCTTCTGGTGTCTGAGCGTATTGACTTAAAGCAGCGCGGTACTGGTCGGATTGAGTTCGATCAGGAGTTACACCATCACGAGTGCCACGGACAATAGGTGTAGGCGCACCACCTGGGCCGTAATAAGAAGGCGTAGGCGGCCCCATCATCTCACGAGCAGCCGCAGGGCGACCAATATTACCTCTTAAAAGATTTGTGTAATCCTGCGCAGCTCGTTCAGAGCCTAAATAAGCACCAATCTTACCGAGAGCGCCAAAAAGGCGGCCTGGCATCGCTTCAACACCACGTGCAAATTCTCTGGAGAATGGACCTGTCTGCTTAAACGGTGCCATTTAATTACAACATCCTTTCTTACAATATTACTACCGCTCAATAACAGCAATGCAAATCATTCAAACATTACCGAATGGCACAACGATTGAATTTGGCGAGGATATACACGGCAATCAAGTTCACCGCGTTTGTACAGCTAGCGGATCGATGTGTCGGTACGTTGAGCCACATCATTGTGCTGCCACATATGCTCAACAATTCGATGAATATTACGTTATTAAATCGTCCGAACCGGCTCCAGGGGGCTGAGATGGTTTGGGTAGGTAGGCGAGCCTGCCAAAAGCAGTCGTAATCCGCTGCGCTGCAAGGTTTCTGGTGAACAGGGCTGATTTGATGTTTTTGCTGTTCCATCCCCCTGATCCTTTTACCCGTGTAGTGTTGGGTTAGCGATTGAGTGTACATTTTTAATGGGTCTCATAAGACGCAGAAAATGTACGGGCAATTGTTAACCCAACTCAATAGTAAAGAATATAAAGACAGGGTGACACCCCCAAAATCGCTCCGTTTGCCTGTACATGAAACCCTTGACGCAGTAGTAACTTTGCCGTAGGCTGTCCTGAAAAGCGCTCAACCCATGACGCTGCACGAGGTTTTCCTCTACGCTGGGCTCACTCCGGCAGACCAAGTGGCCTTCGCCAAGGCGTTCCAGATCTGCCTCCGCCTCCGTGGGAGGGACAAATGCTGGCCAGCGGACAAGCTGAAGCACCCTGCCTTTGAAGGGTTCAGCACGGCAAACCGCACAACCACCGCCTACCTCGGTACAGACGCACGCCCTCTGCTCCTGGCGTTCACAGGACAATTCCAGCAAGACGGCCAAGTTGCTGTTCGCCGTGCAATCTGCAAATCCCCCTACTGCATCAATCCGATGCACTATTACTGGGGATCACGCGCCAATGTCAGCCTAGAAAACCAGAAAGACAAAAAGAAACAAGTCTCACCAGAAATTGTTGAGGCGATGCGAGCTGAACGGGCTGAAGGTAAGCGCGTTTTGGATATTGCCAGAAAATACAAATTTTCTTACAGCATCACGCGTAGAATCTGCGCTGGAGAGACATATACAAAAATTGATCTACCAGAACAAGAATTCAGTGAGGACTTTCAATGGGAATTGCTGATTGAAGTTTGCAAAGGGTTAGTAGAAAGGTATCCTTATGAAGCCAGAAATCGTCACCTAGCGGTTCACGTGTCTAATCAACTGGAATGTCCTTGGCACAAGCCAGGATTGCCGGGTCACAAAGGAAACTTTGGACTCATGGGAGAATGCCTAGACTGCATGGAGGAGATCAAAAGCGGTCGCTGTACCGTTGACGTGACTCAGTTCAGTCTGGATTGGTACTGGCAAGTAAAACGTTTTTGGGAGCAAGTCGATATCAAGGGAGAAGATGAATGTTGGCCGTGGTTGGGCACAACTCGTCGTGGTAAATCTGAGTCCATCGCGTACTTCCCGTCTCCTTTTCACTCCGGCAAAACTCAGTCTGCCCCACGAGTTGCATTCTGGTTGAGCCGTGGATACACTGGCAAATATAAGGTGTTCAGTCAGCCTGCTTGCGAACCATTTTGCTGTAATCCCAGACATTTAACGATTCGCGAGTTCAAGGATCTACTACCACCGGCTAAGATCGAGAAAATCCAACTTCATCATGGCAACATCTTCGACCAATACCGAAAAAACCTCTCACAAATGCAGCCAAATCCTGTCGAGTAACTACCACCTGCCAGAGAAACAATATTGCGGATGTGTCACCATTGGCAACAAAAATTACTACACTCCGTATTACGACTCCATTGATGAAGCCCGCTTGGAATTACGCTGTTTGGAGAAACAACTAAGCTACGAAATTGTTGAAACTGTTCAAGAGGAAGGCTATTATCCTCATCGCGCTATCATGGTAGAAGAACTATATCAGAAGTCCGGTCGTACCAACGGTCTTTATTCCGGGCTAAATGTAAACGATGGCTCGATTTCTGACGACGCTGCCTGAAAACCTCGGGTTTTACAATCTTGGAACTGTTCAAGCCTACCCCACTGGCGGTACTGGGCCTACAGCCTATGGAAGTACCGGTTACTTTGGTAGTTCACCACTTCCCGCTACTCCTGGTGACAGCATTTACACTGCTGTTGACTTGGGCGATTTTAGCACTGCGTTACGAACAGTCACGTTAAACAACACGCATGGTGGATTGACTCGTCGTCAATCCACTTTTTATAAAATCAAATTAAATAGACCGCGTTCGGTCCAATTCACACAGAATTTTAATCAATTTTCATATCAAGAAAAAACCAACAGAAACACGCTTTTAGCGTTTTATCGTGTCCAAGATGGTACGCATCGAGTAGAGCTACCGATCAACGACAGCGGCTATGTATATGATTCAACTGGAATTGAGTACGATTCACAGATACTTTTAACAAACGACTATCCAATCACAACGCTTGATCCTGGAGAGTACACATTCGTAATTACAAACGATATCCGCTATCAAGAGACAACGTATTCAATCAGTGTAAATATTGCTGTCACTGACTGGCGGTTCGTGGCGGAATCAGTAGAAGATTCCCTTGATTTCAGGTCTGTTGCTGAATCCGCAGAAACATTCCTTGATTTCGGCACCCTTGCAGCTTAATAGACGATCTGTTAAGCTACACAAAGCTTATCCATAACCATGAAAGTCGTCACGCTCCAGCAGTTGGAATCTGACTTTGATGCCATTTTGGATGATGTGGCAGACAATAAAGAGTATTACCGAATTCAAACGGAACAAGGTGATTTTATGCTTGTCCCGTATGAAGAATATGAGGTACTAAAAGACACCTACCAGGAGTGGGTTGACGAGCCGCAAATTGACCCGTTTCCACTCCCGGTTGAGTATGTAGGCGACGCAGAACCTGAAAAGATTTAAGGCGTCAACCAGCTTCTGGAATTGTACCTTCAGCCCAAGAAGGCGTTTTAAACGGCGTTTTCTTTGGCTTTTGAGTAATATTCTCCAAAGCCTTGGCGTAACTGAGCTGTGCTTCTGTTAAGCGATCACGCGCAGCTTCCCTTGCCGGTGCAAACCGGTCTGGAGCCATGAATCCGCGATCGGCGCGACTGAAAAAATCTTCCTGTGGGATGGACGCCAAATAAGAAGCAGCTTCTTGCGCTTGGATACCTGCTTGCCTTGCTCCTGTTTCTGCTGGCGTGCCAGCTTGCAAGTAGCGCTCCTCAAGTGCTACGTCAGTATCAGCTTTGATACGGCCTAGCTGCTCAGCCAGATCTTTATAACTTTTCTGTGGAACAACCGACTGCAGCAGCGTTGGCGATGTTGCTGGCTGCATAACTATGGTTGACGGGCTTGGGGGAGAACCGCCCATGGCTGCTACTTGACACGTACTTCTATACTGATTCTATCGGTGACAAACCCGTAGAAATGTTGGCCACCAACGAAAGCAGCGGGGACCAAAATCAGAACCAGCAACAGCTCGGCATAAGTGATGGGGCGGCGCATGGTCAAAGTTATCCGTTTATTGAGGAGTTTAGCGAGTTCTTATCCTCTGTGTCTACCCAGGCGTTGAAATATAAACTTATGACGTACCAACAACGGCTTTTTGCGAAGGCCCTGTGGGAAGCAGAAAATTATGGGGGGTCGAGATCAAAATGTGAAGCACATCTTAAGGAAATCTACGGCAAAAACTGGCGATCAGTTACGCGAATAGAGGATCATATGGCCCCAGAGCGCGACTATTGCGAGTATGTTTTGATTTTAGAACATCAACGACAGTGGAACGACGCGCAAGAAAAGGCTAAGATGCAAGCAATCAAAACTTGATCAATGCTTCCGGATCCGCCTAGTAGTGCAGAGTGGTTAGACATTCTGGAAACCGTAGATTATGTACCGATTCCTGATGCAGCAAAGACATATCAAAGCTATCGGTTTACTGATTTAGATATAACTGCTGTCACAATCAGCAACTATAGAGAGAAGCTGGTGCCGTCACTCGCCAAACAAGTCGAAGTATTCGTCCCACCAATTGGAAGTTTTGAGACGCTTGACCTGCAAAGGTATCTGGAGCTGGTCTGTAGCTATGAAACCAGCACAACTGATCTGATGATGGGATTATCGCTGGCCGATCAAATTAGGATCACATTCAGCGATATGAAAACAAGTACAATTTGTGACAGGTTTCCAGAAATTGGCCTTGCCGAAAAACGACGCTATCGTTGCGTGGCCGAGTACTTAATTCGCCAAGGGGAATTGACAAAGCTGCGAGATGAAAACGGAAAACTGATCAAAAAAATTGGCAACATGCAAAAAGCTGTTGTTCTATACAAGCCACTGCCAAAACTGCTTGAGACGTTGAAGAGGGCCGGTTTAAGCCATCTCATCAAGCAACAAGAAGATAACCGGGAAAATCCCGATCAATCTTGATAAACTAAACAAACTCTGGAGTATTTATGACAAGCCGTCGCAATAAAATGATCTCGCAGCTCATGAAAGCTAACCCCAGCGAGACCGAGCAGCAGATGATTAAGCTGACAATTGAGCGTATTTGCGCTGATATGAGCGAATACTATCGCGGCTTTTACAGCATCGAAGGCCCTGGAGCTATTATTTACGTGCCTAATGCTGACGAAAAAGACAGCATGTTCTATTTGCCTGTTGATGCATTAATGAATGCGCTTAACGATTTCAACAGTCGCGATATGGAAGGCCCTGCAGAAGTGATGAAAAAAGCCATCGCCAGAGCCGAATCCTTAGACTCAGAAAAAGAATCCCTTTTCATCATTCAAGATGCAGACCAAATGTCGTTAATTCACTACAAACACGACAATCAAGAACATAACTTCATGCGGATGTGAGCGACAAACCTGCACTCAGATGGGCTGACTACCAGCGATTCCTGGGGAAGATTACCCATATCACCAGGGATTGGTTAACGCCTGTTGACTATCTACCTTACATCGATGCTCTGCTCGGTGACATTGATCTTGATCCTTGCTCTACGCACCACGCAAATGCCCAATTTTTAAGAGCAAAGCGTATTTACACGCTTGATGATGACGGGTTGAACATGCAAGAACCCTGGAAAGGGAAGGTTTATTTGTTTCCTCCTACCTACGGGCGTTGTTCATTTAATAAACAACGCGGTACATGGCGCTGGAGTATGAGGGCTGGTGCAGCAGCAAAAGCTCCGTCCGTTGTATGGTTTCAACGACTCCTCAGAGAGTGGAAGTTGCGTAACGTGTCTGAAGCTTTGTTTTATACCATATATCCTGAAATGATGAGAATTTGCCCTGAGATGTGGGAGTATCCAGTTTGTATTCCGACTGACCGAGGCAATTTAATTCAGGGAGAAAAATTATTTACTCTCCAAGCTCCGATGTATTGGGGGTACTTTATCTACTTGCCCCCGCTTGAATTAGGCTTCAACCAAGTTGAGCGATTTAAAGATATTTTCTCTCACATCGGTAAAGTTATTTGCTAGCCCTAAACGCGTTCTTAAACGTGTATCCGGAATCTCCAGGACCGCGCATGATGAAACGGTCTTCCGTAAGCCGGTCTTCTGATAAATCTGGGCTTATCTGTTTACGCGCCAAGAACCTCCTCAAGAAGGCTTCTCCAGCCGTGTTATCAATGGATCTTTTACCGCCCGTATAGCGGCCGTCTACCCTATAATCCTGACTAAGTTGTGGTCCCATAAGGCCATTCTGACAGATCCACTCCATGAATACTCAACAGCTAGACACACAAACTCACATCGCAATGATCTGTGATGAAGTCAAGTGTTTACTGATTGAGAAGAATAAAAAATACGGTGACTCTGCGCTTAATCCATCCAGAATCTTCAGCAAAGCAAATGCAGTAGAGCAAATCCTGGTGCGGATTGACGATAAATTGAACAGGATTCAGAAAGGTGCTGGTTTACTTGCAAATGATGAAGATGTCATCATGGATTTGATGGGTTATCTGGTGCTGCTTAAAATCGCATTAACACGAACAACCGTTAATCAAGACTAATGGATTACGAAGAGTTTTTACAGCATTACGCTCCCGAACTTCAGTTAATTGATGCACTCGATAGGATCAGTCGTTACTGCCCTGACGCGGCGGCGACGATAGACTGCTGGGTTTCTCAGACCAATAACGAAAAAACCGACGCAGAGATTCCCCAGACGGATACCACTCAACCATCTTTCGCTCCAGATATTCAATCGCCTTGATTTGTGTAGGTGATCCGTTGTAAGTATCTGCAAGATTTAATAAGCAAATCTTTGTCGCACATTTATGTTGAACTTGTGTCGGAACTTCTTTATCAGGAGCAAGGTATAAATCCAATTCAACACGACGGCGTTCAATCATCTTCTCTCCTGCCGAACGCCAAATAGTGTTGATATAAGGACTCCACTCACGAATAATATCTTTCTTTGGGGCTAAGGAATTAATTAGATCGAGTAATTTACATTCTTTAAAAGAAGAAAAGCTTAGGCTATGAGCAAAGCTAAGAATTGCAGCTTTTTTGTTGTCGTTTAACGGCACAAAAATGTACTGAGCAACTAAATCCGAGAACTCTTTTAAGTCCTCAACAAGTTGCGTTTCAATCTGCTTTCTCGTAGCTTTCTCGTGCCAGCTAACCCACCGCTTGCCTAGCTTTTTACTCCCATAACCAATTCTCCAAATGTCTTCGCCATAGTCTTTATATGAAGCAAAACGCCCCATACCAACATCAGTACGGGGCGCTGTATAGCGCCGAATCAATTCGATTCCGCGCTCAGTTAAAAAAGGGTGATTTTGAAGCTCGTCTTCCTGTTTTTTCTTACGGGACATCAACGCTGCCGTTGTAGGCAACCTCACTGTAACCGTCCAAGTTCAGTAATACAACATAATTTTTGCTGGCGTCGGTCACGGTAACAGCTACTACACCCTTACCCTTGCCGTCCTTGACAATATTGGCAAATTTAGTGTAGCCAGTAGGAGAAGAGCCGCCTGTATAAGCATCTTCTTGGAAAATCTCCATCGTAGTGATGCCGACCGAACGATCGAGCTTAACGATGATGTCACCAGTTGAGCTTGGGTTGACGCGGAAACCGCGAATGTCCAGACCACCCGTGGAACCGGCAGAAGTGTTACCCAGATAGGTGACTTCGGAACCAGCGTTAACAGTGAATGTGTCGAGAGTACCTTGAATGGTGCGGATGGCCATGGTGATTACGAAATTTGCCCGATCGTGGCGAGATTAAAGTTGATATCGGCATCAATGCCGTGATCTTTCAGGATCCCTAAGAACATTTGACGATCCAGGGCTTTTTGATGGAGTAACTCGATGAAAGCTTCTTCCAGCTCGTCTCGGTCCATGTTCTGGATCGCTAGGGCGGCGGCGTGGATTGAGAACTCCACATCCATTGGTAAGTTCAACGCTTCCATCGTTTACCTAAACCTTGGATCTATCCTAACAGCGCTGAACTGATCGTCAATTAACTGAATAACCAGGATCGCGCAACGGTCGATTGCGCTGATCAACTGTAAAATCTGGCAGGTCAGGAACACCGTCAAAGATGCCTGGAATTAAAGCGGGCAGGCGCTCCTTTATGTAGGATTGCAAGTGGCCGTTTACCGTGGATTTTTCCGTTAAGTTCACTTAGACCTGGATTCAAAAAGTATTGGCCAAGTCCGTAAACCCCGCCAAAAGCGAAAACAAACGTTAAAACAACGAATTCCACTTGCGACGCGGACTACAACCTTTTACATTGTAATTACTCTTTTCCTCTATAATGCCAGAAAATCACCTGCTTTCTTCATTCATGCGTGGCGCAGTAGGTGGCGTCAGTAAGGCGCAGCTAATCCGAACATTCAAAGAACAGCATGGATGGACAGATGCGGATATTTCACAGGCAATTCAACTTTGTAGTTTTAAACAGAAACCTAAACAAGTAGATTACGCAAGTTTCTATAATCTTCCTGTCACCAAAAAAGGCAAACGCATCTTTTACCCGTTTACTCAGATTTACACAATTGACAATTTCTTGACGGCACGAGAATGCAATGATCTAATCAAAATTATCGATGGAAATTTACGACCATCTACGGTGTCAGACCCAAAAGATTCTTGCACAGTGTCGGATTATCGCACCAGCAAAACGGCAGATTTGCACTACTTTGAAGATCCTTTTTACCTAGAAATAGATAAAAAGCTGACTGATGCACTGGAAATTAGTCCTTTCTTGGGAGAGACAATGCAGGCGCAGCGGTACGAACCAGGACAGTATTATAAAGAGCACTGGGATTTCTTTTCTCCTACCACAAAAGAATATAAAGTTTACTGCGATTGGATGGGTCAACGTACCTGGACCACCATGATCTATCTAAATGATGTAAAAGAAGGAGGTGAAACTTACTTTAAATATCTAAAACTACGTCTAAAGCCGAAGCAAGGCACACTCGTTGCTTGGAACAATCTTTATAAAAACGGCCTACCTAATCCTAAGACTATGCACGAAGCTTGTTCACCAATTAGTGGAAATAAGTATGTAATTACCAAGTGGTGGAGAAGTTGGCCGCTGATTTAATTGGCCGCGATGCTGAATTTAACGACAGCATTAGTTCCACCAGTCTCTTTTAAAAAATTACCTCTAAGAAAGCCTACTGGCGCACCGTTCACATAATAAGGATAAGTGCCATTTTCTGTGATTGTATTGGAAATGAGTGGCCCATAATTAGTGCCGTCAATACTCCCATCCAACCGCACAACTACGGATGTGTCGATATTGCTCACAGTTGCAATCAATGTATAGTTACGCGTTGAGAGGTAATTTGTCACCAGTACATCGACAGCCTCAGTGACTCCTGGAGAAGTCAGCTCTGGAAAATTCTGAACAAGAGTCTGCTGATAACTCTCAAAATAACCCATAACTCTCTTTTTTGTACAGCACTAATACATTATTATGAAGCAGCCTTCGCTACTCAGAATTGCGCAAGAAGTAGCGTTAGCGATTACCAGCACCAAACGCGCACAATTCCGCCGCCACCATTCCCACCTGCACCAGAGTTAAGATTACTAAAAGTTCCGCCACCGCCACCGCCACCGCCGCCCGGAAGCAAACCATTTCCACCTGCGCCTCCTGCTACCGAAGCAGATGCTCCACCGCCACCGCCACCGTCACCTGCGGTTGAACCATTGCTTCCAGCAACACCAGTTAAGCCAGGGGCTCCACCGCCACCAACAGTTAAAGGTGTAGCAGATTTGTTAATACAAAATCCTTGACCTCCTGCACTGCCAAGCCAAATACCGTTTGCAGAACTTATACTCCCACCTGCACCACCGCCTCCTGGTCCATAAGTGCCAATCGTTGCATCGGTAGCTACATTAGTAGCAGAAGATGCTGCCCCTGCTCCAGCATATGCTGCACCAAATGCAGCGTTTCCTCTAAATCGAATAGCGCCTGCAGTTCCAACTAAGTTTGTTCCACCTTGTCCACCACCACCCCCTGGAGCATAAAGAACAGATCCAAACTGAGAATCTCCTCCATTGCTTCCTGCAGCTCCATTTGTATCATTTGTTGTTACCGATGCACCGCCTGTGCCACCAACTCCAACTGTGACTGTTTCTGTTGTGCCAAGCTGAGATAACAGTCCCCAACGATAAACAAAAGTTCCTCCTGCACCGCCGCCGCCGCCAAAACGGGCAGTGCTAGTTGTACCACGGCGACCTGATCCGCCACCGCCACCTCCGCCTACAGCTTCAGCATAAAAGAATGTACAACCAGTAGGTTTGTTCCAAGTTCCGTTAGAAGTGAACTCTTGATAATTAACAGCTACACCTCCGCCAGGGGGTGCTGCCCATGTACCGTCAGCACGTAAAAAATTAGTAGTACCACCACCTGTAGCAGGGGTTAAACCCGCTTCTGTGCTAGAAACTAAAGGTAAAGTGGCATCGTTGCCAGTTGAACTAGCAATAACGCGTGTGCTGGCGGTATACGAAAGATCAGTACCAGTACCTCCTGTCTGGGCTACCCATTCCGTGTCGTAATTAGTTCCTGATTTTTTAGCTAATACTTGACCTGTCGTTCCTCCAGTAGGAACACCTGCGCCTGTATCTCCTTTAGGGCCAGTTGCACCGGTGGCACCAGTTGCGCCCGTAGCGCCCGTAGCGCCCGTAGCACCAGCTGGACCTGTCGCACCCGTTGGTCCTGCTGGTCCTGTTGCGCCTGTGGGGCCAGCTAGTGTGCCTAGCGAGTCCCAAGCAGCGCCATCCCAAACATAAAATACTTTTGTATCTACAGCTTGATATGCATCTCCGGCCGTAGCGCTACCAGGCAAAGAAGACTGTGTTGCCACAGTGCCTTTTAGATTTAGCGCACTGTAAGAAGCAACACCGGAAACATCAAAACTACCGGTAAAAGGGTTGAATTTATACGCCATTTTTATGTCTTAGAAACAGTAAGCAGGTTGTTACTTCCGTCATATGTCAAAACAAGCGTTGCCACAGTGACACCAGCGGAGCCGCCTACCTTATAAATTACTCCTGTCAGATTGCTGCCTGTGTAAGAACAGGATACATAATCGTGAATTGGGATATTCAAGCCTGTCATTGTAATAACAGGCTTTGTTCCGCTATTTACATTGACAGTCATGGAGTATCACAAGCCTAAATTTATTATAGCTTTTTAAGGACTATTTGCCAAGATTGCTTTTGATTAGCCATTGAAATTTCTTGTGCGTTCGCCCACGTTCAACAGCCAAATCCAATGTCAATTGGTCATCAATTGTCTCTGCCATCGATGCTAACTCTCGGAATCGGTCTGCTAACATATTGTGATTTGTTGCAAGCTGTCTAAGAATGACTTCTTGAGCAAAACAGTCTTCTAAGGGGACCCCTGGCATATTAGAGTAAGTCAAATCTTCTACGGTTTTGGGAGTGCCGATATCGAGAGATCGGATATGTTCAGCAACAACGTCAATGCCTTCTTGCATTTCTTCGTAAATATCTTGCGTTAACTTATGAATTGAATAGAATTTACCGCCCATTAAACCCCAATGCACCAGCAAGGTCTGCTGATAAACGTACATTGAATCGCGCAAACACTGAACAAGCTGCGAATAACAAGTTGTTGTCTTTTCTGAAAGTTGCTTTGCCATTTAGATCACCACGCAGCACAGGCCCAGTAGCCCGCTGTTAGTTTACTTTTTTTCTCGTCACAGTTGTGTCGAGCACGGAAATTTTTCCGACGTTCGGGATTGTCACGCTTGATTTCCATATTAGCGTCACCAAAGCGAATAATCTTTTCTTGACCATTCTCGCAAGCTTTAACAACAAACTTCTTTCCGCCTTTGGTTTCACGGCGCGGCTTGTTGCACTTCATCCGCTCCTTATGTGCTTTCGCCAGTGATTTAGCTTTTGCGTGGTCTGCCATGATCAGACTTGAATAGCACCAGAGCGAACCATACTGGCGATATCCTGCGGTTCTCTTCCTTTTAAGGCGTAATCACCCTCTGGAGGTACGCGCTCATCTTGTAACTCTTGAATAACCTCTTCAACGCCTTTAGCGTAATCGGTCAGAAATCGTTGTGGGTCAGGTCGCGACCCAGCCGATGTAGCAGTCATTGGCAATATACGGAACAGCAGGTCCCGCAGAGGATAACTTTATGGAGCAGGGTTTTTGCTCCATCCATTTGGTGATTCTAGCAAGCCTTTCCTCGCTGTAATTGGGGTGATCTTCACTTAACCAATCCTGAAGTAATGTGCTTGCTTTGGCACGATTACAGTTGCAACAAGCAGCACACATATTGTTCTTGACACTGTGGCCGCCCTTGTGCTTTGGCACAATATGATCAATTGTCGCAGTATTTTCGTCTAATTGTTTATCACAGTAAGCACATTTCCAACCCCAAGACTCAAAGATGTGCTCTCTAAATTTTCGACGGGCAAGTTTCGGAGTGAGAACGATTAGGTTCGCTAATAGGTCTTGCTCGCAATGGAACATGATTGTCATGCACCGATGACAAAACTGTATGGTGCATAAACCCTCCCAGTGCGCTATCCTTGTACTGTTCGCCCGAGTGACCCAGCGGAACGAGGTACTCGACTTAAAATCGAGCAGTCGGCGGTTCGAATCCGCCCTCGGGTATTACGGGGTGTAGCGCAGCGGTAGCGCGTTTGGTTTGGGTCCAAAAAGTCACAGGTTCGATCCCTGTCACCCCGATTGGCCCTGTAATTTAATGGTAAAATAATCGCCTTGTAAGCGATCATTCTCGGTTCAAATCCGAGCGGGGCCTTAATCAGTTAAACCAATATCAACATCTTCTGCTGGGTCGTAATCAGCGTCCTCTAGAATCTTCAATAGGAAGTAATGGACACGCTCCACGACCCAACGCAGATCATCGTCGCTAACGTCGCACACAATGGCGTCTAGGCGCAACTCACGCGATGGCTGGCGTATGTGTTCAGCCAGCAGTTCAAGGGCCTTGTAGCGCCCCTTGTTGAGTTCGCCTAGCATCCCATCACAGTGCAATGTTTACAGCTTCATCATCAGCGGGCTCATCAAGATTCTTTTTTAAAATATCAAGAATCTCCATGGCGCCTTGTACCTTTAAATAACCTTCTTTTGTGGTGATGAGGGCTGTTTCGGCTGCACGGATATCATTTGCAAGCTTTGCAAGCTGTGCTTTCAACCCGTTTTCCAATTCTTCAATTTTTTCAAGCATGGTTTTAACGGCAGTGACAGAAGTATACCTAAACTTCACTTCCTGCGGAAGTCAATCCAACACCAGCCATTCGCACCGCCGCTGACAAAAAAACGCGGATTCATGTTTTTGAAGCTGTATTTAATGTTTTTACCAGCGACGGCACCTGTAGAGGCCCATCCGCCGTTGACAAGATCCAACTCGCCAAACGGATCCTGCACTAACCAATGCGTTTTGTCATAACCAGTAATAACAACGAAGTGCCCGCCGCCAGTAGGGTGAGAAACAGTTCCATGATGAAGAATGCCGGCAACAACAGGGAGTCCCTTGTCAATTTGCTCTTTGACATCTTGCTCATCCGCAGATAGCGTGAATTTAGCGTAAACGTCTAATTCTTCAAGGGCCTTGAAATGTGGCTCGCGGTGCGTCGTATCTCCGTATTTATTGACGATTTTTAAATAGTCTAGGTCGTCGTTAATGCCAGGTACATCGAGATATCGCAGACACATGGCAATTGAACTGGTTTGACACTGGCGCCAGCCTTCTGGGCCATTGTCACGCTGGTAGAAGTAAGGAAAATTGCGGAGGTAACGCAGATCTCCCTGGATCGCATAAGGTTTAATACCAGTTTCGGTGAGCAGTCCGTCCCAGTGGGCGTCAAAAACCCACCACTTACCAAGGCCAAAACCAAGCTCAAGAAATGTGTGCTTATCCTTTCTGTCTAAAACCTTACATTCACGGATTGTCCGTCCCTGGTGAACCTTGGCTTTCTCATCGTTAGGTAGTTCAGCCGATGGGATTGGTTTTTTCTTAAGCCAAGTTTGCTGCTTGGAGGTAATGGTAATCATGCCAGTCTTAGGTGTCGGTGGATCTTGACAGAATAATTCAACTTCAGCCGAACGCCGACGATCTAACCCCGCTAAAACTTTGCCACCTGCTCCTTTATTCCAGCGTGGCAATTCCTCTTTTGCGACTGTATTTGGGTCTTCTTTGTTGTTTAAACGCTTTAATAACGTTGATTCCGCAAATGCACCTTCGCCGATGTTATAGACGAAGGATACTAAAGCGTCGAATTGAGTTTGGTTGAGAGGTGTTTTTGCATGACGAAGCACAGCTTGCTCAAATCGTTGCAGGTCTTTACGCAGAACAACCTCAGCTTGCTGTTCAGTATATCGCTGCCCTGGCTTTACATCTGGACCAGTGTGGCCGTAGCCAATTGTTAAAACTCCAGCAGGGCAGATATAACTTGTCAATGACAGCCCCTCAAACGATTTAATTAAATCAACGCCAGCCTGCGATGTCTTCATAGTAGTTTCATTTACGATTTAACGTGCTTTGTCCCAAGCGCAGTGCGCTCTTTGACCATCTTGGAGCACATAATGGAAAAAGATATTGTGATAATAACAAGATTTTGCTTTTTTAAATAGACCTGCTTTCTCATAGGGCATGGGAGTTCTCTCGTGTGGCCTCTCTGCACCTTTGTATAAAATTCCATCACCTGGAGATAGATGAAGATCTTTCCATAACCCTGGCACCAAAATTTCGTTTTTATTTTCATCTGTATAAGTATCTGGCGTTTTAATACGGAAAGCCCAAGGTTCTTTTAAATCAGTAGAAACATGTACACTAACTGAAATTTCACACGCATCCCTGTCAACATGACGCTCAAGCCTCATGCCAGAACGATAAAACCTGTCGTAATAATAGGTATTGTAAAGTTTTCGGCCAATGATTTTTTCTAACTTTAAGCGTATCTCACTATGAATTGATCGGTATTGTGGGTGCCAATAACGTGCAGTGGACCCTTCTACTTGATTTTCTACAGGTAAATGCTCAAATTGATCTAATTTATTTCCCCAGTAATTTAACTGACCGCTAATTCTCGGGACAGGATGATATAACTCTCCTGCATTCCACAACTCTTTAATCACTAAATACCCGTTTTTTTCAAACTCTTCATTATGCGTCCACGCCGTTCCGGTGTTTTGTTTTTCAAGCAAATCAATCTGTTCTTCTGTCATTTTTTCTAACATATTTACCTCACTTCCAACGGGGACCGACAGTCCACCCAACAAGAGATTTTCGAGTTCCTTTTGTAACTTTAAGAACCCTATGTTGAGTCCTAGAGTCGAATAGAATCATGGTACCCCTTTTACGTGGTGCCATGTAACTTTTATTCGATTCGTCTAAAAGTTGCAGGTTACCTCCAGCATAATCATCTTCATGAGAAAGCTGAAGGACAAAAGAAAGTTTGCGTACAAGTTCAATGTTTTCATTTAAGAAATCTTGAGCCAATCCTTCTTGACGATTTCCAACGCTTACAGGTTTGTACTGCGTTGCAATCCCTGCATCGTTGTGCCAACCGTAAAATTGACCGACATCGTATTTAGTAAACTGCATCGATTCACCGTCAATGCAGCGTAAATCATATAAAAAATTCTCTCGATTAGCGCGTTCAATGTAGTGCCAAATAAATCCACCTACCCAATGCGTAGTTGGAATCCAAGCATTTTGCGAATTTCTTTTGTCTTTGTTAAGGGCATCTCCGTGCAATTTAGAGTCACCCATCTGCTCATCAAATTTTGACGTTAAGTCCCGTTCTATGATGTCTACTACGTCTTCGGGCAGGTCGGTAAAATACCAAATCGATTGAAATGCCATGTGCGACCGATGTACTTGACGGAATTGTACATCAGTCTTAAGAGCACGGCAACTTATGTCAAGAATCTGTCAAGACCCAAGTTTGATTTTCTTCGTCCCAGACATAAAACAAACCAGCGTTGATTTGCGCTTCCGTAAGAACGGGAGGATCGCCTATGGGAGATACCCATTCACCTGTAGACTCATTTAAAACCCAACTATTAAAAGGCTGAGAGGCTATAAACGCATCTAGCTGTTCATCGTAAATCATCCCTATTCCAGCATAATTTTTTCTAAACGGTGTTCCACCATTCACGTGAATTCCACTGCGCGTGTTATAGCTAGTTCTTTTGCAGGTTTGTCCCACAAAATTTCCGTAATGTTCTTCCCAGTCAATCCCATCTTCGCCTTCGTCTTTACCAACGATTACATGGGTGACAATATTGTTTTCATCTAAAAACGCGTAATGAGCCATTTGATTAAGTCCAAGAAACGCTTCCAGTTCCAGCAGTGATTTGAGATACGCTGTCACCCCCGATGGACGATGTGCTGATTGTAAGCCCACCCCCAGGATTTGAAATTATATACGCATTTGGATACCTTAAAACAACAAAACCCGAACCACCAGTACCTGTATTAACTGGAGCAGGGCCCACCAAAGGACTTGAATAACCGCCGCCTCCGCCCCCAGTATTAACCTGGCCGTTTGTGGCACTGACACCAGGGCCGCTTGGTGCATTGTAGTATGAGCCATCTCCACCTCCCCCTGTTCCGCCGAAACCACGCATAGGAGCACCAACGCCAGCAGCACCACCGCCGCCACCACCCGCTCTAGTGACAGAGCTACCAGTAATCGAAGATGAAATACCTGGGCCACCGTTACCAGCCGCTCCTCCTGTTGGACTGGCGGTGCCGGGACTGCCTGACCCTCCAGCACCACCTCCGCCACCGCCACCTCTTGGAAGCACAGGTGCACCGGCTCCGCCTGGGAAACCTTGTCCTGGAATACCTGCTCCGCCGGAAGTTCCAGGCCCGCTACCACCGCCGCCCGAGCCTCCATCTTGAAACGGTGGACTCGATGAATCTCCACCGCCGGTAGCCACTACTGGACCAAAAACAGACGGAGACCCACTTCCACTAGTAGGGGTAAAGCCCGTAGCCCCGCCTCCTCCTCCTACCGTTACAGTGTAATTTGTGTTTGTAGATATAAGAACAGTACTTTCTAAATATCCTCCCGCTCCTCCACCGCCTGTTCCATTGTTTGCAGAACCACCAAATCCACTTCCTCCACCAGCAATAACAAGATACTGCGTAGTAAACGAAGGACTCTTTTCGCCCCCTCCCAACAGTAATTGAATGAGTGACATCAGGTTAAACCCGCTCCACTGATTACAAACGTATTACTAGCAACACAAAGGATTGTAGCAATACCGTACTGGGCTAGTGTGCGGTTACCGGTGTTTGCGGTGCCTGCTTGACGCAGAGTAACACTGCTGCCTTGTGTGATCGTCTGGCTGCTACCACTATTGTTGTACACACTAACCACATCACCAACCGAAAAGACGCCGGCCGGCACTGTGACTCCACCTGTCGTGATACTAATGTGTTTACCAAGATCACTCGCGATAAGACTATACGAAGTTGTTTGGCTGTTTTGTGGAATTGCGCGCACATTACCAGCCGTATCCGATACTGTGGTAGATGCCCTGATTGCTCCTGTAACATCTAACGCAACGCCGGGACTGGTATTAGCTATTCCTACTCGGTTGTTAACCGCGTCAACGTAAAATGTGCTTGTATCGACAGTTAAATTTCCGTTTGAATCTATCGATAATCGAACGCTACCATTGGTCGAAATTGCTATTTGATCAGCACCTGGGCTGTAAATACCTGTATTCGGATCTGTAGTCCAGCTAAACGAAGGAGAGGAAGCGCTTCCTAAACTAACAGATTCAACTTGACCTGCCGAGTCAATACGGAGTCGCTCAGTGCCTGCTGTTGTGAAAGAAATCTGGTTGGCACCAGAGTTATAAATGCCTGTATCTAGGTCACTGTCAAATGTAATGCTTGGTACCGATGCAGTGCCGCTCGGGAAATTAGCACCAACGTTTACATAGTCAGCCCCAGCAAGAATTACGCCAAAGAATGACTGTCCTGTTCCAGGAGCCGCACTAAAAATAATATTTCCGCCACTTAACCTAAAGCCACTAACGCCACTTGGGTCCGGCTTTTGAACAACACCATTAACAGAAATTAAACACTGTGACTCGTTCAATGGTTGCGGAACTGGCGCAACACCATTTACTAGCAGCGGAAACGACGTAGTTACACCATTAAAACTGCCAGAAATATTGTCAATATTCCGGTAGGTTGGAAATGCAACCTGAAGATCGTTACCTAAGTACATCGCTGCTTAAACTTTTCCTTCTTTTATTGTATTCGGGCCAGACGTAGAAGGTGCTACAGGCCACTTAACTTTATCAGGAGAATAAGCTCCAAACGTTTGAGGGATATCGCGAAGGATTTGACGATACCTAGACCACTCATGCTGATCCACGGTTGAACCGGGGGTCATCGTCCAGTCAGTAGTTTTGAGCAAAAAATCGCGTTTCTTTTTTACAATCTCCCAGTTCGCATCTGGCTGAGTCAGAATTGTATTTTCAAAAGCAAACTGCTGAAGAGAATCGATCTCCTTTTGCAGTGCTTTTGTTTTTTGTTCAAAATACGCATTTAACTCGTTAATCCGCTGTTCAAGCAGCGCGATATCACCAACAACTGTTAGAGACATGATTACGGAGTCTGCTCAAGGTAGCTAATGGCAACATCTAAAGCAGTGCTAGTATCGCTGCGTGCGCGTAAAACATCACTGGATTCAAGAATTACTTTATTACCAGAGATAAGCTCTAGGGAAGATCCTGCAGGAACAGGCGCATTCCGAATCAGGTAAACATCGTCACCGGTATTAGTGACCACATAAACATCGACGTTGGCGCTCGTCCCAGTCTTGTTGGAGACCAATATGCTCAGGATGATTAAAGTAGCAGTCGAACCTGCCGTTAAGACATTGGTTGTGCTGTTGCTGACGGCATCTGTAACCAAGCTTGACTTGGTATCCATTTTAAAAGTATTGGCCATATCAGCTTAAGGCGACAATAAGAGCAATGTTTTCGGTGGAAGTAAAAGTACCCGTCACAGTCATGCTACCTGCAATGGATATGTTTCCAGGGATGGTGATTGCACCAGATGTATCTATTGTAAGCCTAGCAACACCACCAGTTACCAAGGCAATTTGATCAGAGCCAGGACTAATAATACCTGTATTTGGATCACCTGCAAATTTAAGGGCGCAACTACTTAATGATCCAGGGGAAAATGCAGAATTAACGCCACTTTCAAGCATCAGCGGATATCCGCCAGCCTGAACAGCGTCGTGAACAACACATGTATTCTTGGTTAGGTCAACTGTAACCTCTCCAACAGCACCAATGAAGGATGCGGTTTCCGCAGATGTGCCGCGCCTGAACTGTACTTGTGTGGCCATTTACTTATCCTAAAGCAACTGCAATGGCAGTGGCGAAATCTTGTGTGGAAATAGTACCATTTTCATTTGGTACAGTCATTGTTCGGACAGTCCCAGTTGAAACACCTGAGCACTCAAATGCCAACTTTTTAGTGTTGTCAGTGTTATCACTTACGCGGAAGGTTGAGTCACTAAAATCAGATGGTAACGTTGATGTATCTAAAAGAACTGTACCGCTAGCGTCGGGAAGAGTAATCGTGCGGTCTGCAGAAGCATTTGTAGCCGTTAAAACAGTCTCAAACGCATCAACAGAACTGCCCTCAAAGGTGATTCCATTGGAATCTAATACCAAGCTATTTGCTGTTCCTAGCGATCCGATGTAAATCGCAGAAGAAGTTAGCGATAATAACCCAGCAATTGTGGTTGCTGAGCTACCCAAGGCGACCGCTGTACTACCGATTGTGATGCTGGAATTCTGCAGTTGGCTATTTGGAATATTGCTTGTACCAAACTCACCTGTTGTGTTGTTATAAGTGAGACCCGATCCAACAGCGACACTTAAACTTGTCAGCAGGGCAACGGTGCCAGACGCATCAGGGAAAAGGATAGACCGATCGGCGGTTGGATTAACAACTTGCAATGTCGTTTCATTGCCATCGACAGAACTGCCTTCAAAAACAATGCCAGTGGTGTCAATCGTAATCGAGCCAGAAGCACCTACGGTGCCTACGCTAATGAAACTACTGGCGGTATAGCTGGTGATATCCAGGGCAGTAACAGTGCTTCCAAGAGAAACCGCAGTGCTTCCGAAAGTAATAGAGCTGTTTGCCAGTTGGGTATTCGGAATTGCGTTTGTGCCAAATTGACCAGTCGTGTTGTTATAAGTTAAACCTGAACCAACAGCGACACTAAAGTGCGCCCTAACTTCAGATGCGGAAGGCCCTGTATAAGTAATAACACCTGTGCTGTTGTCGTAGCTTAACGATCCATCTCCACCACTATCTGTAACAGATAACTGCTGCCTAATGTTAGACGAAGTGACAACGCTGTATGTAAAAACACCCGTTGTACTGTTATACGCCAGGCTACCAAAACCTGTCCCACTATTGGCAGCACTGAAATGAGCCCTTACCTCTGTTGCTGAAGGCCCGGTATAAGTTATAACGCCAGTGGTGTTGTTATAGCTTAAAGACCCATCACCGCCTGAATCTGTGACAGAAATAGCCTGCCTACTGCGTGTATCAGTGTAATAAAGATTACTGCCCTCAGTTAAATCATTTGTAGTATTTCCCGCGAAGTCCAGCTTATCTGTAGGAGTCAGTAGCTCCTGAAATAAGCCGTTAATCAGTACAATCGCTTTTCTGGTTGCCATATCAGCTCAGGAGGATAGGAGGCTCTAATTGAATAGAAAATTCGCTTACGGATACAGCTTCACCAACTCGAACAACATACTGCCCAGCAGTACTGGGAGGCGTTGTTGTAATAGCTCCGGGTGTTCCTGCGGATAAAAAATAATGATCTCCTGCATTCAGTCCAGACATCGCTTCAACACCTGTCACGAGGACTTTTACGGTCTCCCCGGCTAACTTAGTTGCATCAGCAAATCCAGCGACATAAGCTTGATCTAATGTACCGCTTGCTACGGCGCGACCAACTTGCCCATCACTACTCCTTAAATATAAGGCTTCACCTTGATTTACCGTCTCAAATGCAATTGCATCAAATCCGACACGAAAAGGTACAAACGTAGGAAAACCGTCTTTTAAGTCAATGAGAGCATCGACTAGACCTCTATAATTCGGCGCATAAGGTGAGCGCGTCATTGTAAACCCATTCCCTTGCATTAAATCAACCAGAACGGCAAGGGCACCTTCTATGTTGGGTTCGTAACCGGTGCTCATTCCGTCTGTTAATCCTGATTTTAATTCTAAGTCGTTAAATCCTTTAGAATAGTTAAAAACAAAGCGCTGCTGTGACGCCAGAATTAATCATTGCTGCTATATCTAGCTGCGTTGGTGCTTTTGCAGGTCTTTCCAGGGCTTTAGGCAACTTCAATCGAAAAATAGAGCGCAGATTTGAAACGATTGAAGGCGATCTTGAGAAGTTTCAAGACCGCGTAATTCATGATTACGTTTTAAAAGAAGACTTTCTAAGAGAGATGCAAGCGGTCCACAACAAACTTGACCGCATTCTTGATCACATCCTGACTCAACGTAGTTAAATAGCGACCCAGGCAGCCGTAGAGGCGTTATACATAAATAACCCTGGTATCAGCTTGTCGTAATGCAACTGACCGTCCACTGGGTTAACAGGTTTACCGTTACTGTTCGACACCACTGCCTTCGGAGTTTGCCAGGTGGTGCCGTCAAACAATTTATGAATGTATGTGCTGGAAGTATCAAGCCAAGACTCTCCTTTGCTGAAAGTTGGATAACCTGTCGCCGGTGTATTCGGTGGAGTCGATCCAATGAATGTGGGACCGACCTTAATTAGTCCAGTAGAGGGGGAAGCTGTATTATCAGCAAAATACAATCCTGGATCACCAGGGTTGTTATTAAGCGCTAACTCACCAGTACCTAAGCGGATTGGATAAGGGCGATCGTACAAGAGACTGGAACGCCGAGATAAAATTTGAACCGCCATTGTTAGCTGTTGATGTAAAGGCCCGCATCTACGACTGTATCTTGAGCCGTAAGTGGATTATAAGTTTCGCAATCTATGATACTGGTTTGGGAAGCCGGCTCAACTGGTACACCATTTAAATAAGTGCCACCCTGAATTAAACCAAATTCAAAATCAGGAACATAGTTAATTAAGGGTTCATCGAGCATTCCAAATTTCGTATCTTGAATCAAACTAGGTTGAATATTTAATAATTTAGTCATCATTGAGAGCATTCGATTGCTCGTGTTAACGAGTCTGCCGTCTCGATCAAGCGCATCTGCGTCATTCCGCCTAATCGAGTCTGTCATCATCATTGTCACCAATTGAGGATCGTAATTTGCAGTCTGTTGTGGCTGATTTCTAGATCCTGTAATTGATTTACCACCTACCCACTTCATCCCCTGCTGCATCATCGCAAAGCGCTCTGCAGCTTGCTTAACTCTTGCGTTCTCTTTCTCAAAATTGCGATAAAAAGTATCTAATTCATCGCCAATCGGCTTATCATTTGGTTCTAATAACCAACTACCGACATATTCGTGTTCTTTTAAATTGCTAACAGTGCAATAACCGCTAGTCGTATCGTCGAATGGATAAACAACAATAAATTGATTGGAATTTAATACAGTTGTAATCGTATATTGGCCTGAAATGGCGTTGCCACTTGTAAACTCCAATTGAATCTTTGTATTTGCCTGCAATCCATGTTGGGGCGCTGTAACAGTAATGTTTGGCCCCGCCTGAAAGTAGTCGGCAGCGATTGCAATTGGCTGATTACCCTCATCATGCAGCAAAGCAAACATTGCTGCGTAAATGTGCTTACACCAGCGAAGCTGGTAGTACATTAAGTTCGGATAAGAGGTATCTTTTGTGTCCTTATAGGTAGGAAGTTGATAAAAATTGTTAATAGTGACGTAACCTAAGTCGGCAAACGAACCTGGAATGTCCCGCTCATCACTCAGGGTACCATCGCGGTTCTGTACTTGGCCGGGTTTTGTGGAAGTAATCGCCGCCAAGGGGAATCTACGTCTAGAAACTTCGCTATACAGGTTATACCCATCACGCCGCATAAAATCCTGACAAGAACATTGCCAGCGTAGCTCTGTAGTTAAAAAGCGCCCAACAGTAAAACCACGATGGGCCGGAACAATAGTCTCAGTCTTGTTATTCGTTGTCCTAGCCCCATAGCTATCGTCTCGCTGGAAAACAATCTCATTTGTTGTTACGTCAACACCAGTAACCGTGTAACCAACGTAGTCATCGTATCGATAACCGGGGATCAGACGACGTAAAACAAGGTTTCCGGAGGTCGTACCACTGTCAATCGTTGTGAAGGTCAATTGCGTTGGGCTAGTTACAGTAATTGTGTACTGCCCAGAGCTAACAATCCCGCTAGTAACAGCAACAAATACCTTATTACCTGTAGATAAACCGTGCTGAGAACTGCAATTTACTGTGACTAAGGAACCAGTACGTGAATAAGTAGAAAAAATGCCGGGATCACGTTCAATAACTCGATCAGCTAAGCGTTCGCCAGCAAAGAATCGAACAGGGACTGGCAGAGAACGTAACCGAACCCGAGTTGTAGTCCATCTGGGATCAGAAAAAACAGTAGATAGGTAATAAAGTACACTGCCACCGGTTGTTACGGGGCTTGCTGCAGTCACTGTAAAACTATTTTGAGTAGCTGCAACAATTGGGAACGTCCCGTCTACGCTACCACCTGACAAAAAGTCCAAATAGACGTTTTCTCCAACTCTTAACCCGTGATCCTGTCTTGAAACGACAATAGAAGTACCAGATTGGCTGTATGAGGCCGAAAATACATCCCCCAGATAGCGAACAGCCAGAATAGGCAAGCCAAAATTATAAAAACTGAACGAATTCGTATCACGCATTCCCACCATTTGCTCTCCGATCTCTTGATCGACGCTTGGAAACGTGAAAACACGCGCAGGAATAAATACGCCAGGGAACTGCTGGAATGTGCAGTACATCCTGTAATCGCCACGAGCGGCTCTTTCTTGGGCGAATGACCCTAATACGCTCTGCGTAATCGTATATAGCTCATATCCTCGTCTCCAGCGTGCCCAAAGAGAGTCGTGATCGTAAAAGCGAACTTGACTTTTTAAGCTGCTGTTTTTCGGCGTAAATTTAAACGGATTCTCATCCAGTTGCCAGTTAGGCACTTTTTGAAAATCAGCTTCTTCGCCTAAATTCTGTGAAAATTTCTTGTTAAATCCGGATTTCGACGGAGGATTGAAGCCACCGACTCCAAAAGCCATGGCTAAACACTATGCTTCTGAGGAGGCTTAAAGCTTCCCGGATAAGGATAATTAACCTCTGGAACTTCAAGCATTCGACGCCAGGCATTTGCAAGGTTAACCGCCAACTGCCAATTGCGGCGATCTTGAGATTCACCGAAAAAAGCGCCGCCTTGCATAGATCAATAGTACCCAGCTTGCACGTTAACGTAAAACCCGTTAGTCAGTGCAGTAGAACCACTAACAGCGGCATATAAAGCTTGGCCACGCTGAAGCATTAAGCCACGCATCTTCGGCGAAGTTGCGCTATTCGCAGATGTAAAGTTAGAACCGGCCTGCACAACAGGATGGTTGATCAGAGGGAGAATACTATTTAATGTCAGGCTATAGGTTTGATTGTCGAAAGTAGCCGGAACGCTCGCGACAAACAGTGGGAAAAACTGGTTAATATTGGTTACCGTACCTGTGTTTACCAGATAAAAGCAAAAATCAATCGGAAGATAGGCGTTTACATTTCCGGTGATAGGACCAGAAATAGATGCAGCCGTTGTGCCAGTAAAAGTAGTAAGGGTTGCCGCTGTAACCGTAATAATTTCATCTGCTGGCAGAGTACCAGAGCTGTAACTGGTGTAATCGAGAGCAACTTTCTGACCGACCTGCAAATTGTGACCAGTGGAAATGGTTACAGTGACAGTAGTACCGTTAGCTGAATATGTGCCAGCCTTGGGAGACTGTGCATCAATTAGATCGATATTACGACGCGAATACTGCAACCAAATTTCATCTATATACGCACCACTGATCGAAGTATCTGTCAACGCAGAATCGACATCAAAAATTTTGGTAGCGTTGCCTACAGCAGTTGGAATCAGACTGGTAGAAAACGCTTGTCCCGCTGAAACAGTTACGAGCGTAGATGTAGTGGCAGGCCGATCAAGTAGGAGGGGCTGCTTGTTTGTAGATGAGCTTGACAATTGACTACCACTCTATTCTTGAAACTATTGTAGCGTATTTCCTTTTTTAGCCGATTTTTGTTCTTTGCGGTGGTTAAGCCAGATTTCAAAAAATTTAAGCTCTGCTGGTGTGTATTTATCAGGATTTTTGAGTGCGTTTTTCACCAATTTCTTTTTCTTTGCCATGGCCGCGCTTCCGACTCTTTTCCTCCAGTCTAATACGCGCTTTCTTTACCGCTTCTTTTCGGCGTTCTTTGTCGCCTTCCTTTTTCTCGGCGTGGTCACCTTCTTTGTTGGCGCCTTCTTCTTTTTTCTTAAAGTGAGCAAGAAGCTCGGGGGGCATTTTACCCTTGGCCATGACAAATAATTTTAAAATTAATTAAAGTCTTAATTCAGCGTTTCCTATGAAATCCAAAGGACTCCGTTCAGGGATTCCCGTTGATTTCTGAACGTCTAAAAGCTTGGGAAGTGGGAGGGTACTCGGCGTGCCGGGCGATTTGGATAAATCTATATTTAGTATATCTCCGGCCATCCTTTGTTTCTTAGCTTTACCAAAGAAGAAATCTTCTCCGCCACTCTTCCCCGGTGATTCCCACGGTCTTTCTTCAACATTTAACCCGTAAAAATAACCGAGTCTAGCCTTAGGGGCGATCATTGTTGATTTTTCCTTTTGCTTGCCAATTCAACAGCACGCCTAGCTTTCTTTGCGCTCTCCGTGTTACTGACAAACTGTTTTCCCGTACGCGATTCTCGTTTCTTCTTTTCATCAGTTTGTTCACGCTCTTCAGGAGATAATTTTGCCCAAGCATCTCTCGGTAAGTAACGCTCTGTGCTTTTTTGCCCAGGTTCAATTGCTTTGTCTGCTGCCATCAGTCTTGAATGGGTCCACCGTGAAGCCAAGCATCGCAGGTGCGGTCTCCTGCGCACTTAAATTTAAAGAGCTGGCAATAACCTAAATTAGCGCGACACTGTACATCCCAAGGATCTGCAGCTTCATTCTCATTAATTCCCTTGATAATGCAATCAATAACATTGGAGGACTGATCAAATGCAGCACAGTTGCAACAACGTGCTGTCATCACCGTATCAACATCGCTATTCCACATCTCGGCTTTTTTATCCCAAAAACCGGGGTCAGGTGCATCCGGATTTAAAGGACCATAACCAAAATTCTTAATCGTCCAATTACGGTTTTTAATATTTTCCTTCACATCCGTAGTGGCGCGTGGACAGGACTCTCCTACTTCAGTGCTTGTTTTACCGAGAAGAATAACAGCTTTGTGGTTCATTTGTTGTCCTTTTCGTATTCTTCTTTGGTCATCCATTTCTGATCACCCCAACGCTTCAGCGATTTCTGACCTTCAGTTTTTTCACCTTTATAACCACCGCCCTTTTCTTTATAGGCACGAGCCAACATCTGGGCTTTGCGAGCTGACCATTCTCCGGGTTTACCACCTTTAGATCCTGCTTTGATTCGCGCTTTTAAGCGTTCACGAAGCTCTGGTTTGGTATACGCCATTGAGGTTATTTTGTGGTGAATTGCGGCTCAACGCTACTGGCGGTACTGGGTCTGTGTGGGAACGAATAACTTCCCGGTAATACGCTGGATTGTTGAGCTGAAAACGAGGCTCTTCAATACCATTGTAGGCGACAACATGCGGGCAAGTCATATGTTCTTCCTTCCTTTTCATATTAAAAGGATCAGAAAAACCTGAAGTTGTCATGCTCCCGTCGCCATATAAATTCCCGTAGGTAACCGGGAACGATGGATAATATCCAGGGACGGCGGCGAATCGCATTACGATAAATAATTAGGGGTTTGCGAGAAAGCCTGTGCCAGCATTGAGGCTGGATCGATCATGGATTTAATTTCAGGTACTCCACCAGACAGTGATTGGCTGATGTACGAATTTAAAAAATCTGTTGGATTTTCTTTTCGTTGTCCTTGACCACCAATAAAAATATAAGTATCCGGTAGCCTGCCTGCAGTTGTTTGTGCAGGGCCTTGAGCAGGTTGTGTAGGCTGACCAGCTACGGAAGATGATTTCCCACCCTTCGTGTGGAGTAATTTGATTTCGTAAGGATTACCTTGTGCGTCCGTTGTCTTAATTGTTCCGTAACCTTTTCCAGGGACAAAAGTTCCTGGTCCTTCCCAAAAAAGAGGAGTGCCCCCTGCTACTGCATAATCATGAGCAGGATGCCAAGAAGAAGCGCCTGCGGTTGGGGGCTTACGCTTACCAAATCCAGAAGTAATCGCAAACCCCGGTTTCCACTCCTCTCCTTGTTGTTGCCACAGTGGTTTGCGTTCTTTACCTACTTTTAATCGTGTCAATAAAGACCGCAACGAACCAGGATCAATATATTTATCACCGCTTTTAATCCGTACATCTAAATGTGGTGCGGTGGTCGGGAAAATGTCCTCACCAGAAGGTGTAACGTACCCTGCTTCTAAATAGGAAGGAGAGGAGACCATGATTAACCTAAATAATTAGGTGTCTGGAAGAAAGCCTGCGCTAGCAAAGCTGTTGGATCAATTCCAATTGGCTTAATGCCTGGCTTTTTATCAATATAATCACGTAAAAACCCACTCGTGTCTGGTTCGCTGTCATCACCGGTATTGATGATAAAAACACGACCACCTTGATTGGCCGCAGAAATCTCCTGCGGCTTCTGGGTTTGTGCAGGTTGTGGTTGACCTAACGCACCAATAGCCTTCTGTGCTTCAGGTAAAAACTCTTTGTATTTACCGCTTTTGTAAACACTCCAAGCCCCTAAACCTTGACTACCTAAGATTTGTTTCGCCGCACGTACATTAGTTGATGGATCAAACAAATCTTTTTCATTCTTTAATCCAAACTGTTTCATACGCTCGGGGCCAAGCCCGCCGTACATATTGACCTGGAACAAACCGTAAGAACGGTCTAATCCAGTGGGGTTGAAAGCTTGCTGGCGCCCACCAGACTCAGCCAGCGCAATGGCAGTCATGGTAGGAATTTTCTCTCTTGCAATGCCTTCCTTTTGAAGTAAAGCTGCGATTTGCTGAGCGTTTAAAGTTGCCATTGTTTTTTGCTGCTTAGCTTCAACGGAAATCGGTAGAAAGCATGAGCCTAGTGCCCACAGCAACGTCGGCAGGGCCAGGGAGGGCTTGGATAAACTCAGCACCTTCCCGATTAAACCTGTACCGAGCTTGCTCGGGGTTTCGGTAATTCGGAACATAAAGATGTAGGGCTAGTCGATCCGTCTCGTATAAATAGATTGCCGTCCAAGTTTTCAGCGTGTCTGTAAAATCAGAAGTCGAAATCGTACGATCAACATCGCCAGCAATACTCTCAATACGATTACGAGGGACGGTATTATTATTCACGCTGCCAGTCATGTCAGTGCGTTTTTCAGCCTCGTCGCACCGACCGATCTGTTCGACAATCTTTGAATACCAGAACGAATCTTGGATATTATTGATAGCTTCCTCAAGACGCGCTTGATCACCAGCAGGTACAGAAGTCAGGTTATACCCAAGGTGCCAGCGGACCTTTGATTTAAGGAAGGTATCGAGTTGCATTACTCAAAAGAAATGCGTTATTGGGTGCAGTGTCTTTAAATACACCCAATAACACAGTAGCACGCGCAAATTATCACTCAACGCGGACTAAATTTTCTTTGAAAATTTCATCCCAATCAACTCGCTTAATGCCTTTCAGTTGATCTAGGCGTTGAAATTTCTCACCCGGCATGGATGTCTGCAGATCCTTAATGTCGCGTGCAGTTTTCAGTCCAACACCAGGAAGAGCATCTGCAATCTGCCGTGCGCTGGCAGTGTTGATGTTGATGCGTGTATCAACTGGGAATGTTTCACGCGTAGTTGGTTTTGCTGGCTTAACGCCCTCAGATTCAAGTTGCGCGGTTAAACGTTCCTCGGTGCGAATTTTTTCATTCGTCGCTTCCAGGTGGGGAGTCAAATTTGATTCCTCAACATAAATAACTTCATCCTGAGAATCGATGCACATCAGGATGCCGTCACCATGTTTGGAAACAACTTCAACCAGACCGCCAGTCAGCTTGTATTGATACAGCATAATTGCAGTTTTAGTCTCCGCTTAGCATAACAAGGTCAATCCCAATAAAAAAGCGGGCCCGAAGACCCGCTCATTTATTTGTAGCTGTAAATCAGCTATCAGTGCCACCCACCTGGGAGGCAAAGTCAATGAAGCCCTGAATATCATTCCAGGACACAGCAGCGGCAGGACGCAGGTAGTTCACGCGGCACAGGATGTAACCGGCCTTACCAGCATCTTTGTCAGCCTGGCTGATGAACACGCCATCACCGTCAACGGTGGTGGAGGTCACGCCATTCACGTTAAACACCTTGAAGGTGGTGTCGGCAGTGACACGGTAGAACATCGCATTGGCGAAGTCAGCCGCAACGATGCCACCAGTAGTCACACTGGCAGTGAAAGGCAGATCAGCAACGGTGGTGTCACTCAGACCCTGTGCAAAGGTGCTGCTGGTAGCACTCACAATCGAGCTAGCAGCGGCGAGACCGTTGGCCTGGGTAGAAGGAACACCGAAAGGAGCGCCAGCGTTGTTAGGGCCGAGCAGCAGACCTTCGGTAGAAGTGCCGCCGATATTGGCGGTTACAGGGGAGGCAGGGAAACCAGCCAGGCCACCGGCAGGATAATCCTGAGCGATAGCAATCGAAGCGCCGTAAATATAGGCGGGACGATCGGAGCTGGCTTGCACCACGAGGGAGGTGCGGTTATCGCGAACACGGTCGTCAGGGCGACGATCGGGCGAAGGGATGGTGATATCAAAGCTCTTAAAGGAAGCTTTATCGGCAGCCAGATTATCAATCTTGACGTAGCCAATCAGCTCAAAAGCTTCAACACCAGGCCAACCGTACACACCTTCGGTGTTGTACGAGGAGAGACGGTTGATTTGGTTACCGGGCTGGAGAATAGCACCGGCTTCTTCTTTGTAAGCAGCCATTGTTAGTTACCTCCTATCCTCAAACGATGGTGAAGGCAGCAGTCAC